ATCGACGATCAGGGTGAGGTGCGCTATCAGGTCAGGCGGTTTGAGCCTAAAACGTTTAGGCAATGTCGCCCAGACGGCAAGGGCGGCTGGCTGTTCAATATGGATGGCGTCGAGGCTTTGCCGTATAACCTGCACCACATCATAACCAATCCAGACGCGCCTATATTTATCGTTGAGGGCGAGAAGGCGGCACAGCGGCTTACTAAGCTGGGGCTGGTCGCCACGACGTCTCACGGCGGTGCCAAGAAGTGGCAGGCGGTACTCAACCAGTATTTCGTTGGCCGCAATGTCGTGGTCTTGGCTGATAACGACGACGCGGGGCGTGAGCATGCGGATATAGTGACCGGCAATCTGTTTGGCGTGGCCAAGCAGATCAAGCGGGTGGAGCTGGACGGCTTACCGGCCAAGGGCGATGTCGTTGACTGGCTCGACAGCGGCAAGGGCTTGGGTGATCTGACGGCAGCGGTTAAGGCTGCCGTGGTCGTGGCTGAGGCTCCGGCGGTTGAGCCAGTCGCTGAGGCAGAGGATTATAACAACGATAATAATGACGGCGATTACTTCGACTTCGTCGACGAGGATTACCTAATGAACATGCCGCCAATTGAGTGGGCGGTGGGCCAGGGTGACGACGGACTTATTACGGCGCACGGATTGAGCATGATCTATGGCCCGCCGGGGAGTGGTAAGAGCTTTATCAGCCTAGATATGGCGCTTTGTCAGGCGCACGGCATCGACTGGCAGGGCATTGAGACCAAGCAGGGCGATGTACTCTATATAGCCGGTGAGGGCGTTGGCGGGCTTGGCAAGCGCGTCAAGGCGTGGAAGTCAACGCACGGACTAGGCACAAGCGGTCACTTTCACATGCTGCCTCTAGCCGTGAACATGCGCGATCAGGCTGAGGTTGAGAAGCTAATCCGGTCAATCGACCGGCTGGATAGGAAGTGGACGGCGGTATATATCGACACATTGGCGCGGGCAATGCTTGGCGCTGACGAGAACAGCTCGACCGAGACTGGCTTGGTAATATCTGCGGCTGACGCTATCCGTAATCATGTGCAGTGTGCGGTCGTGTTTGTGCATCACTCTGGCAAGGCGGTTGAGCGCGGCAGTAGGGGTTCGTCGGCCATTCTTGGCGCGGTAGACACGTCTGTGGTGGTGTCGAAGGATGAGAGCTACATAACGATGCGCGTTGAGAAGCAAAAGGATGCCGAGCCTATGGCCGATATCACGCTGGAGATGACGCCGATTGCGTCCATATCAGGGTCGTCGGTGGTACTGACGAGGCTGGATGGCGGCGACGTGCCAAAGAAGAAACGGTCAGCCAAGCCAGCCTCAGGGCGGCAGGAACATGCGTTTATGGCATTGCAAAACCTCATCATAGATATGGGGCAGAAAATGGTGCCAATTGCGGCGTGGAATGACGCCCATAAGGGCAAATCGCCAGATTTAACGCCAGAGCAGCGAAACACGGCTCGGCAGGCACTTCAGGACAAGGGTCTGGTGGTTGTTGATAATTTTATGTGTTGGATAAACAGTGAGTTAGACGATAATGTCGGTTGATAATCATTCTCAACCGAGGGTCGGTTGGGTTTTCAGCCGAGGGTAGGTTGGGTCGGCTACACCCTAAGGGTAGCCTACCCGACCGACCCTAAAACGAGCCGATGTAAAATGATGAAGGGAAAAGATGATGGTAGCTAAAAAGACAACGAGGCAGAGGCCAAAACCTAGCAAGGTTTATTATCAGCCTACTCAGCCAGCAATGCGTCGGATGCAGGACGCGTTGCATAGGTATGACGATGTCGTGTCTGAGGTTGAGGGGCGATGGGGTGTAGACCGGCTGGTGTGGTTGGTTGGTGGCGACCTGCGTGACAGGTTTGAGCAGCAGATGGATAGGCTCAATGCAGCAATAGATAAATGCGATCCGTCTATCGAGCATGAGGTTGAGGTGACGCTGCGTGGTGTGGCGGCGTTAGAGGCTGCCGCCATAGCCGCTGGCGCGAAACCGCTGACAGGCGACTACATCGAGGGCAGGACGCCGGATGGTCGCGTGATAGCTATTACGGCGACAGGCTATGAGGCGGGCAAGGTAAAGCGCGACAATCGCGAGATGGTAGTGTATTCTGTTGATGAGATAGGGCGGATCATTGAGGGGTTGAACAAAGAGGCACCTGTAGTTGATGCTATAAAGAACGCATTTGCGGGTGCCGAGGTTGTGAGCGTAAAGCCGGTTCCGGCTAACCTAGACGACGAGATTCCGTTTTGAGTGGGGTTCGTATGGAAGATATCGACAACGAGCGTGACGATGTGCTGAAGGATCGTGAGTATATGTTACTCGGCACGTCCACTTGGATTGACGTTAGGACGCTCACAGTGAACGTACAGCGCGTTGGTAACGGTGTCAGGATAGATGTGTGGCCAAGAGAGCTAATGCGTGGCTATGAGCCTCTGGCGAGCGTTGAGGTGCCATTTAGCAGGGGGAGGGATAATGATAGCAGCGGGGGATGGTAGTTGGCAGCGCATGCTGGATCAGGATAGATGCCCAAAATGCAAGAGCCTGATGACAAAGCTGGTCAGCGACAAGGTTGTGGTCAAGCGTGAGTGCTTGGTTTGTAATTTAACGGTTAACGAAATGAGTAGAGATCATGAAAAGGGCTGAGGTTTTAGATACGGCGAAGGAATATGTGACCAAAGATCGGGCGCAGGATCACGGCAATATGGAGGACAACTTCACAACGATTGCGAAATACTGGTCAAACCATTTGGATCACAACGTCACGCCAATTGACGTAGGTATAATGATGACGCTGTTGAAGATGGCAAGGCTCAAGGGCAATCCATACCATCAAGATAATTACGTTGACGGTTGTGGTTATCTGGCTTGCGCTGCCGAGCTGGTGGATCACGATGGGTGAGGTGCTAGAGTTCAAGCGTCATTGGGTCTGGTTCTTTGATGAGCCAGTGACGTGCGACTATTGCCTTCAGGATACTCGGGGAAAAGTTTTTGAGAAGATGCAGTCGATAGTGTGCAGCAATTGCGATGAGGCGTTGCTGTTGATTGACGACAATACCAGTTATGTTTTGACCGTAGATTTCGACGATGAGGATTACGACGATGTCAGCTAGATTGCCTGATGAGGTTTGGGTTGAGTTCCTGTCTCGCGTGACAGCGGGCAGAGCTGGTCAGTCAGTGTGCAAGGACAAGGACATGCCAGCGTGGGGGACAACGTGGAACAAGATACACAACGACAAGGACTTTGAGCGCAAGTATATGAACGCGCTGGCGTCTCGCGGTATGATTTATGCCGATCAATTGGATGAGATAAACAGGCGTGTCCTGAATGGTGAGATTGATCCGCAAGCGGCTAGGCTTGTGTCGGACAACTTCAAATGGACGGCGGCTAGGTTGCTGCCAAAGGTGTACGGCGACAAGCAGCAGGTTGATGTGACGCATGAGGCTGGTGGGTCATACCTCGACCTGTTGCAGCAAGTGAACAAGGCGGCTCAGTTGAAGCACGTTGATGTGGTAGAACAGAGAGAAGACACAAGTGACGGATTACGCGCACGCGCGACCGAAGTTAACCAGATTTCAGTTAACTCTGATATGCCTAAAAAACAGGCAAACAGGCGAAAAAAAGGCAAAAAGTTATCCACAGGCAGCTAAGTCATTGTATTTGCACGATACGCGTTACGCATAATTAACGTTATGCGACATTTCTGCAAAATATGTGCAAAGTTAACCGGATTTCGGTTAACCACCCCCCCCATCGAAATATCGCGGGGGGCGGGAATAAAAATATATACCCCTTACCACCCCACCCCCTTCGGAGTTAACGCATGACCACCCGCCGCCACGAAAATGATTTTTACCCAACCCCGCCATTGGCCACACGCGCCTTGGCAGCGGTTGAGGCGTTTCGCGGCGACATATGGGAACCAGCCTGCGGCAACGGAGCCATCAGCGACGTGCTATCGGAGAAAAACGCGGTTATTAGCACTGATTTACACGATTATGGGTTTGGGGCGTCAAATGCTGACTTCTTGGCCGCAGATCAGCTTCTTGCGCCTAATATCGTCACAAACCCGCCCTACAAGCACGCTCAGGCGTTTATCCAGAAGGCCATAGACCTTGGCGCAGAAAAGCATTGCTGGCTGTTGCGGCTGTCGTTTCTCGAATCCAAGAGGCGCAAGGTCGAGCTTTTTGATATAGCCCCGCCGTCGAGGGTTTGGGTGTTCGCCAAGCGCCTGACAATTTGGCGCGGTGATGAGGCACCGACCAGCACCGGCACTACGGCCTACGCTTGGTTTGTCTGGGATCGCGGCACCACTGACACGAAAATAGGATGGATTTAACATGACCACCCCCGCCACCATCGAAGCGATAGCCGCATTAAGGGCAGACCCCACGTTATTTGTCGAGGAGGTCTTGCAGGCCACGCCGCAAAGGTGGCAGGCGGAAGCCCTCAAGGCCATCGCCGCAAATGATCGTGTCGCCATCAAATCCGGCCACGGTGTCGGAAAGACCGCGTTTGAGAGCTGGGTCGTTCTGTGGTGGCTTATGACGCATTATCCGTGCAAGGTGGCCGTGACGGCGAACAGCGCACACCAGCTATCGGACGTATTGTGGACGGAGATCGACCGTTGGGCGCGTAACATGCCGCCCGCGTTCAAGGAGCTGCTGGAGTTCAAGGCTGACAAGATCAGCCTCAAGGGCGCACCCGACAGCTTCGCAGTGGCCAGAACGAGCCGCCGCGAAAATCCTGAGTCGCTTGC